GCCGAGGTCGAGCTGCCGACCGCGGCGGCGGCGATGCATTTCGAGGTCGAACTCGACGACGGCTCGATCACACTGCTCAATCCCGACCAGGCGTGGGAACTGCAGTCGTTCTACACCGGCAACGTCCAGGTGCGGGCAGTGTTGTCGGGCGCGGCCAAGGTCTCGCCCGTGGTGTTCCCGGTGATCCTGGCGATCGAGGGTGAGCTGCAGACGACAGGCACCTATGTGACGCGCGCCTTCGACATGGGAACACTCGTCGACATCCTGGCCTACCTTAAGACCAAGATCCCGACCGGAGCGACGATCGCGCTGCACGTTGACGCCGCCAACGATGTTTGGACCCCGGTTCCGCAGGTGACGCAGACCCCGCTTCAGGACGCGGGCTGGGTCGAGCGGAAGTACAGTCTCGCCGGCTTCACCGCGAACCCTGTCGGGCGGCTTCGGATTACGTCGAACGGCACGCCGGCGGCGCGGCCGATGGCCTACGACTTCCGGGCGATCTCTGCGCCTTGACTGCCTCGCGCCGCGCACCGGCGCCGCCTGCGGCTCCGGCGGGGCGGCGAACGATCGCCGGCCCGCGGTCGCGGGCTTAACCTTCAAACTGGGACCGCCAAATGGCCGTTGAAAACACCACGCCGAACCGGAACTACCAGCTTCCGGACGGCAGCAACAACCTCGTGGACGACGTTCTGCGGCTGATCGCGGCGCTCTCAGCGATCGACCTCGACATTGCCGGCCTGCTCGTCTCGGTCGCGCAGCGCGCGCTGCTGGTCCACAGCCACGTCATCGCCGACACGACCGGCCTGCAGGCCGCGCTCGACAGCAAGCAGGACGGCTCGGAAAAGGGCAACGCGAACGGCTATGCCAGCCTCGACGCGACCGGGAAGGTGCCGGCTGCGCAACTACCTTCGACGCTCTTCGGCTCGCTCAATTATCAGGGCGACTGGAACGCCAACACCAACACCCCGACCATCCCGGCGGCCGCAGCCGGGAACAAGGGCTGGTACTACATGGTGTCCGTGGCCGGCGCGACGAGCGTCGGCGGGATCACCGACTGGAAGGTCGGCGATTGGGTCGTCTCGGACGGCACCAAATGGGTGAAAATCGACAACACCGACGCCGTGGCGTCGGTGGCCGGCCTTTCCGGCGCGATCAGCGCTGCCAGCCTGAAAACGGCCTTGGCGATTGCCGTCGCCGACATCACGGACGCCTCGGCGAACGGCCGCTCGCTGATCTCAGCCGCCGACTATGCTGCGATGCGGACCTTGCTTGGGCTTGTGGCCGCCGCAACGGCCGCGACCGCGAACACTCTCGCGCAACGCGATGCCTCGGGCGACATCACAACTCGCCTGTTCCGCTCGACCTATGCCAATGGTGCCGATGCAGTGACGGGCTTTTTTGGGCGCATCTCTTCGGACGGAACCGGCGACAACTACGCCCGCCCGCAATCCATTGCACAGACAAAAGCCATTCTCGGCATCGGGACCATGGCGAGCCGATCGCTGACGATCTCGACGTCCGCGCCAAGCGGTGGCGTTGATGGCGACGTTTGGTTTCAGGTGTAGGTATGGCCGCGTTTGCGAGGGACGCCGGTATCTGGAAGCCAATCGCCCCCAAATGGACCAGGCGTGCCGGTGTTTGGCAGAAGGTGAGAAAGGGCTTCGCAGATGTCGCCGGCATCTGGAAGCCTGTGTGGAGTTCCGACATCGCGGTTGCCTACCACGGCGCGGGTGATCCGGGTTTCACCTTCTCCGGCGTTCCGCTGCCCGAGGTCGGTCAGCAACGGGTCATGGTCGTTGCTTGGGGACAATTCAACGGCGGCAGCTTCTCTTCCGGCAATGTCATGGGGGTGGCGCTTACCCCGCTTGTTGAGTTGGGGAGCGGGCAGAGCCGCGCAGGCATAGCTGCCGCAGTGGTCAATACCGGCTCGTCTGGAACGGCATCGGTCAGCCTTACCGCTGGCGCATCAGGTGGCCCTGATCTCGGAGTGTTCAGTCTGTTGGGCGCTGACATTACGCCTCTCACAACGGCCAGTGACGCCACGTCCCCGATCAATATATCCCTCGATGTTGCCGATGGCGGCGTGATTATAGGCTGCGCAATGGGCCGAGGAACTCTCACCGCTGGCAATGGGTGGGCATGGTCCGAGCTTGTCGAGGATTTCGAGCGAGATACGCTCAGCAACGACTATGTGACCGGAGCACACAAAGCCTACGCTTCCGCAGCAACCGGAGTGGCGATCACCGCAACGGCATCTGGCTCCGTCGCGGACAGCGCCGGCGTCGCTGTTTCGTTCAAGCCTCAGCCTTGAGGCATCTAGTCCGAACCGTCTTCGGGATACGTCTGTGGCAGGAAAGCAAACCCTATAAAACCCGCCAGAAGGATCAGAGCGATCACGATTGCTAAGATCAGGATTGCTGTGCCAGCCATTTCCCCACCCCTTCCCCGAGAGAAACCATGCAATTTCTAGTTCTACTTATCGATGGCACTCGTTTGGTCAAGGGGCATCCCGGTTGGCGGATTGGGGACACGCCGGAGACGGCTCGGCTCTTGACCGACGACGAACTTGTCGCTGCAGGCTTCGGACTGAAGCTCGTGGATCAGCCGCCGACGTTCGATCCGGCCAAGCAAACGCGGCAGCTCGCGCCGATCGAAGAGTGGGAAGTCACGGATAGCACGGCGACCGTGGGATACGTCGTCGCTGATCTGCCGTTTTCCGCCGTTCGCGACCTTAAGCTTGCCGCCTTGGCCGACAAGCGCTGGCAGGTCGAGACAGGCGGGATCGTGGTCGGGGGGGCGCCGGTTCGCACCGACGCCAACAGCCAAGCCAAGATCACTGGGGCGGTAGCCTTGTTCCAGAACGACCCCGGACTCGACACGATCGATTGGGAGGCGCAGCCTGGTGTTTGGGTAACGCTGGATGCGGCCAGCATCACAGCGATAGGCATCGCCGTCGGGCGCCATGTACAGGCGTGCTTCAGTCGAGCGAGGACGCTTTCGGAAGAGATTATGGCTGCGGCGAATCTTGCGGCGCTCGACGGGATCGATATCGACGCAGGCTGGCCGTCTTAGACCAGACTGGAGGCCTCTGTCTTCGCTGCCCGCCTTCGCGGGCTTTTTTGTTTCAACCCACAGGAGAGACTGTCATGACCGACCCCGTCTTCGGGATCACAATCCGCCGCGACGCCAACGAGGCGGCCGTGCCGTCGAATGCGCTGATGAGCGTCGTTGGCATCTGCATGCCCTTCGCCAAGGCGCCGACGGCTCTGCAGGCGGCTTTCGACGCGGCATTCCCGGCCGGTGTCGCCGTCCGCCTGAATTCGAACGACACGACCAAGCTCGCGCTCTGCGATCCCGATTCGCTGTTCGTCGACGCCGTGGAAGGCATCAATGCGCAGCTCGGCCCCTACCAGGTCGCCGCCCAGCTCGTGGTCAACCGCGTCGCCGAGGGCGCCGACATCGCCGCCACCATCGCCAACATCGTCGGCTCGTCGGTCGCCGGCACCGGCATCAACGCTTTCGTCAATGCCGGCGCCGATCTCGGCGTCTATCCGCGCCTCATCCTGGTGCCGGGATACACGACGCAGCAGTTCGGCGCGCTGACCGGCCTGACGCTGACGACACAAGGGTCCAACATGACCGTCGCTCCGGCCGTCGAGTTCACCGGCGGCGGCGCCGATCCGAACAAGGTGCTGCCGACCGCGCATGCCGTCATGGGCATCGGCCCCGACGCCCAGAAGGTGGCTTCGCTCGTCATCGACACGCCCGGAGCGTACCTGTCCCCGCCGCTCAACGTCTCCTTCAGCGGCGGCGGCGTCGACGCCGGCAAGGTGCTGCCGACCTCGACGGCAGAAGTCGAGGAACTCGCCAACGCCGTCTGCGCGGCGCTGCCCGAGGTGCTGAACAAGATCCTCGCCGTGGCGATCGTCGATGGGCCGAACGGCCTTGCCGCCTTCACACAGTGGCGCGAGACGCTGTCGTCCGACCGTCTGATCCCGGTGACGCCCGGCATCAAGCGCCTCGACGCGTCCGGCGATGTCGTAACCCGCCCCGCCGCGCCTCGTGTCGCCGGCGTCGCCGTGCGCCGCGACTATGAGAATGACGGCCGGCCATTCCGCTCCTGGGCCAACCAGGCGCTTTACGGCATCGTCGGGCCGGAGCAAAACTACCGCTTCTCGCTCACCGACGGCTCGACGGAAGGACAGGAAATCCTGGCCGCCCAAGGCGGCATCATCGCGCGCGGCGACAGCGGCGACGACTTCGCCATCGCCGATGGCGGCTTCGTCTATATCGGCACCGACAATCTGTCGGACCAGACGATCTGGCAGCAATATCACAAGGTGCGCGGCCGCGACTTCATCGAGCTGACCTGCCTGCGCACGCTGCGCCAGTTCCTGGGCAAGTTCAACCTGACCACGCAGACGATCCAGTCGGTGGTCAACACCGTGCACGACATCCTCGCCAAGGCCGAGGCGAACGGCGACATCCTCGGCTTCAAGTGCCGCTTCGATCCGGAATTGAACAACGCGCAGGATCTGCGCTCCGGCCATATCTATATCGACGCGCAATTCGAGGAAGCGCCGGTGTTCCGCCGCCTGACCATGACCAGCCGTCCCTATGCACCGGCCCTGCAGGCGACGATCGACGAGCTTTTGGCTCGCCAAAATCTCGTTTCTTGATCTGCCTCACGCCGCGCACCGGCGGCTTTGCCGCCTGCGGCTCCGGCGGGGCGCGGCACGAGCCGCGACGCCCAGTCGGGCTTGCGGGCTTCGCCCGTACACTCTGAAACCTCTCAAAAGGAACGCCAGTCATGGCCGAGAAACTGCTGCTGCTCGAACAGGTCAACCTCTTCGTCGGCGACCAAGACCCGGAAGATTCGAACCACATCAAGCTCCAGTCGCTCGGGCTCCCGACGCTGGAGCAGGTGACCGTTGCCCATCTCGGCGGCGGCGCGCCCGGCGAGGTCGAGTTCGGCATGAACGCCATCAAGGCGCTGCAGCCGACCTTCAAGCTCGCCGGCTTCGCCAAGTCGAGCTATCGCGCCATGGGCGTCGGCACCAACCAGCCGCTGAACTTCACCGGCTACGGCGTCTTGAAGAACAAGCAGACCGGCGACGCCTTCCAGGCGAAGACGGTCATCCGCGGCATCGTCAGCCGCATCGCGCCCGACGCCTTCGACCGCGCCTCGGCTTTCGGCCATGATCACCAGATCGGCGAGGTGACGCACTACGAGCTCTCGGTCGACAACGAGGAATGGTTCTACTGGGACTATTTCACCACCCGCCGCCGCCAGTTCGGCGTCGATGAACTGGGCAAGGCCCGCGTGCTGCTCGGGATCGAATAATGGTCGACAAGAACGCGATCGAGCAATTCATGACCGGGATCGACGAAGCTGCGCCCGTCGCAATCGGTGCGGGCGCGCACGACGAGGCACAGGTGGAGACCGAACTCGCGGACGCTGACTACCGGTCCCTGACATTGCGGCTCCCGATCACGCTCAATGGTGAACGCCTCATGCGCATCCGGATGCGGCCGCCGTTTCTCGAAGACATCGACGACTGGTCGAATGCCGAGATCAGCAACCGCGATCTGCTCGCCCGGCTCTGCGGCCTGCCGGCGGCGGCGCTCAAGAAGCTCGTCTGGAATGACGCGGAGGCCTTGATGGAAATCTTCCATCAGCTCGTGCCGGAGTTCGTCTTTGCAGCTGCGAAGGATGACGCCTGATGGCCAGGATGTCGGCGGAGCTGATCGTCAGCCTGCTCGACCGCGTGTCGGGCCCGGCTGCAAAGGCGCGGACCAGCCTGACCGCGCTGCAGCGCGCCGAACGCGATGTCTACCTGGCGCGCAACAACACGCGCCTGACCCGCACGCAGGTGGCCGAGGAGCGGCTTCTGGCTGTGCAGGATGCCGAACGGCAGAAGCGGCTTGCGCAATGGGCCACCTTCGGCAAGGCAGCCGGTGTCGCGACCGCCGCTGCCGGTTATGTCGCGATCCGTACGGCGCGCGACTATGCGCAGCTTGAGCGCACGATCGGGCGCATCGTCATCAATGCCGACAAGCCGGCGACCAGTATCAAGCCGACGATCGCCGTGCTGCAGGAGCTTGCGGACAAGTCGAAGCTGCCGTTCGACAATGTGGTGCAGGGCCTCGAAACGCTGATCGCCTCCGGCAGGTCGCTCGAGGAGGGGCTGGCCTTCCTGCCGTCGGTCGCCCGCACGGCGCAGGCCTCAGGCTCCGAAATGTCGGACATCGCTCTCACTGCGGACGCGCTCGCCAATTCGCTCGGCATCACCGCCGACAGGATGCAACAAGCCTTCGACATCCTCGCTTTCGAGGGCAAGGCCGGCAAGTTCGAGTTGAAGGACATGGCGGCGGAGCTGCCGGCGATCGCGCCTGCCTTCGCGGCGCTCGGCTACAAGGGCACCGAGGGCCTGAAGCGCCTGGCCGCCATGCTGGAGATCGTGCGCAACCAGACCGGATCTTCGGCCGAGGCCGCGACCAATTTCTCGAATATCTTGCAGAAGGCCTATGGCAACGAGGTGGCCAAGAACTTCAAGAAGTATCATATCGACATCCGCAAGGAACTCGACCGCACCAGAAAGGAGGGCGGCGACGTCATCCAGACGCTGGTCGAGCAGACGCAGAAGGCGCTCAAGGGCGACCTGTCGAAGCTGCCGCTGATCTTCACCGACATCCAGATGCAGCAGGGCATGCGCGCGCTGCTGACGCAGATGCCGGAGCTGCAGAAGCACCTCGACGCGCTCGGCAGCTCGGCCGGCACCGTGGCAAAGGATTTCGCCCAGATCACCGGCGATGCCGAAGGCAACTGGCAGCAGCTGATCAACAACATTCAGGAAACGGGGAGGGCGCTTGGCGACCTCTCCGGCAGGGCACTCAACCCGGTCCTCGAAAAGGTCAACAGCCGTCTGTCCGACATGATGGCCGTCGACAAGGGCTATGAGACGCTGCGGGCAAGCGGCCGCGATCCGCTGGCCTATATGGGCGAGTTCAAGGATCGCTACAACAAGCAGCATCCCGAGCTTGGGTTCTTCGATCGCTTCACCGGCGCGCCGGCCGAGAAGGCGTTCCGCGATGCGCTGGCGCAGCTCGGCCGCGGCGAGATCAAGAGTGTCTTCGATGCGCTGCAGACGAAGATCCTCGAAGATCGCCAGACGCGCGAGCCGAACACCGGCATGCCGGCCTCGAGCACGCCGATCCCCACGCCACGTCCGAGGAACTGGGCAGAGATGACCCCTGCCGAGCGGCAATTCCAGGTGTACGCCGAAGGGCGTCATGCGGCTGCCAGGGGTGGCCAGGCCTATGTGCCGCCGGCACCAGGTCTCCCGGGCATCGGCCCGAACGTCGCCGGCTTCGACGCCGATGAATTCGAGCGCCGGCTGCAGTCCGGCGGCGCGGATGCCGGCGCCAAGATCGCCGAAGGCGGCACGCAGGCGGGCCAGAACGCCGCGCAAACGTTCAGCTCCGGCGTCGCCGGGGCCGGGTCGGCCTTCGGCAAGAGCGCGGCCGCGGCCTTCATCGCCGGCGTCAGCGGCTTCCTGTCTTCGGCCAGGGCCGATCTGATGCGGCCGGTCGGCTCGCTCGGTGGCAGGACGACCGGCCAGCAGGTGCAGGCCGATACACGCGGGCAGGCGATCGATTTTGGGGGACCGCGCTGATGCTGATGAAGATCGGTCTGGTCGAGTGCGATCTCTCCTTCAACATCGACACGCATGGCCGGGAGACGACGCACGACTATGCGGAAAAGCCGGTGGTCGGCGCGAGGCCGCCCCTCGAGGATGTGGGCGTCGGGTCGGAAACGCTCACCGTCTCCGGCCGCCTGATCCCGTCGAAGCTTGGCGGTTTGGGCACGTTGAACATCCTGCGCAACGCGCAGCTCGCCGGCACGCCGCAGCTGGTCACACGTGGCGACGGCAGCGTGTTCGGCTTCTATGTCGTCCAGTCGATCAGCGACGAGCACGCATTCCTCGATCGCGACGGGGTCGGCCAGATCGTCGATATCACAGTCAAGATGCAGAAATCGGCGGCGCCGGCGGCGAGCGATTTCTTCGCAACGCTGTTTTCGCTGCTCGGCTAAAGGCGCGCGAAAACGATTACTTTCCTTGGAACCGAACCGCTGTCGAGAGCGTAGTAGACCAAATGAGGGAAGGGACCTTATGGGCGGCGGCACGATTCTGGTCGTTGAGGACGAACCTCTCATCCTCTTGGAAATTGAAACCGCATTGGAGGAAGCTGGCTTTGCCGTGTCGGGCTTGACCAGTGCCGAAGCTGCATTGAGCGCGTTCGATGCGGCGCCTGAGACGATCAAAGCCCTCATTACCGACATTCGTCTGGGTCCGGGGAAATCAGGTTGGGATTTGGCTCGCGAAATCCGTGCGGTAAATGCTGCCATGCCGGTAATCTACATCAGCGGCGACAGCGCCGTTCATTGGCCTTCCGAAGGCGTCCCCAACAGCGTAATGATTGCGAAGCCGTTCTTCATGCCGCAGATCACGACCGCACTGGCCACCCTGCTCAACGATCAGCCGCCCGGCGAAAACACTTAGCCGCTCGGACACGATTCTGGATTGGAGCCCATGACCGAGACCGTCACCGTCAGGGCGGAAGGCACGACGCTGTCCACTCTTCTTGCAAGGCACTATCGCAAGGTCTTCTCGGGCATGGTGGCGAAGACCTTCGCCCTTAACCAGGATCTTGCCAGGTCCGGTCCGCAGCTTCCCGTGGGTTTAGTCGTGACCGTGATGACACAGGCGGAAATGGCGGCTGAAGGCGCGGCCCCCAGGCCAGTGATCGATCTCTTCGAATGACAGCGGGCAAAAGCCCGCAAGCCCGACCGGGCGTCGCGGCCTATGCCGCGCCCCGCCGGAGCGCCTGCGGCGCGTGAGGCAAAATGAGAAAAGGTCATTTCCGCGTCGTGGTCGGTGGGCAGGATGTCACCTCCCGTTTCGTGCCGCTGCTGATCTCGCTGTCCATCACCAAGAGCGGCACCGAGGCGACGCATTCGGCGACGTTCACGCTCGACGATAAAGATGCGACGGTCCGGTTTCCCAAGACGGGCACGCCTGTCTCGATCGAGCTCGGCTGGGAAGGCGGCGCGATGCGCCGCTTTGAGGGCGAGGTCGACACCTGCGACTGGTCTCTTGATCGCGGCTCCGGCAGCGTTCTGACGGTCACTGCGCGCTCGGCCAGCCTCAAAGGCAAGGTCAAGCAGCCGACCGACCGCCATTGGGAAAGGACAACGCTCGGACGGGTCCTCGAGGACGCTGCCGGCGACGCCGGTCTGTCGATCAAGGTGCATTCCTCGCTTGCCGGCCGGCAGCTGGAATATGAAGCGCAGGACAATGAAAGCTTCTTCGCCTTCGCCGACCGGCTTGCGCGCGAGCACGGCGCGACGTTTGCCATCAAGGGATCGCAGGCTGGCTTCGTGCCTCGTAACCAGGGCGTTTCGGCGACAGGCCAGCCGCTGCCGACCATCGTCATCACCCGCGGCATGGTGATTTCGGCAAGCGGCCTGACGCCGGCGACCGACCGGCCGCGCTTCAAGAAGAAGAAAGGCCGCTGGTACGACTTGCATAGAGCCAGGCAGGTGATCGAAGAGGTCGAAACCGGCGACGACGTCGAGCCGGAGGACGTGCTGCGCTTCATGCAGCCGGACGCGACTGCAGCGCAGACGCGCGCCGATTCCGATCGTATCGACGGCGCGCGGCAGAAGGGCGCCGGTTCGATCACGATCGAGGGCGAGCCGACGGCCGAGCCGGAAGGCACTGCCATCATCCAGCTGCGCGCCGGCGTCGACGGCAGCTACACAATCGCCTCGATCACCGATACGCTCGACCGCGGCAGCGGCTACACCACGCAGATCTCGTTAGGCAACCCGCAAGGTTCGGCCGGAACGGACAGCCGTTAGGCCGAGAGCAACTTCACCATCGTCAGCCGCCTACGCACCAACCGTCGTGCTGAGTCTTGAAATGCCTCGCGCTCGGCTTCGAGCACGAAATCCAGGGTCATCATATCGAGCAGGAACTCGTCGACCGCCTCGGCCAGGCCCTGCGACTTATCTTTGAGTTGAGCGAGAAGCGCACGCGCCTCTCCCACCGCGTTGGCGCCGCCGGCGTCGATCAGCGCCTCAAGCTTCCTGAAACAATCCAATCCTGAAATCCCCCTTGCCGCCGGCCTCAATCCCCGGCCGGCAGGAAGGTTCCCAAGCGAAAGGAAAAATCATGACCGCATCTCGCGAGCAGGAATCGCTCGCCCGCGTGCTCGCGCATGAGGGCGGCTACAGCAATCACCCGGCCGACCCGGGTGGCGCCACGATGAAGGGTGTGACCCAAAGGATCTTTGACGCCTACCGCAGCAGCAAGGGGCTGGCGCCTCGGTCCGTGAAGAGCATCACCAGCCAGGAACTCTTCGAGATCTACGATCGCCAATACTGGGACGCCGTGAAGGGTGACCGGCTGCCCGCCGGGGTCGACTATGTCGTCTTCGATGGCGCTGTGAACTCCGGTCCGAAGCAGTCGATCATCTGGCTGCAGCGCGCGCTCGGGCCTCTTTACAAGGGCCGGCTCGACGGGGTCATGGGGCTCGGCACGATCGCGGCCGTCCAGGCCTGCAACGACCGCGATGCCCTGATCGACCGGATCTGCGATCAGCGCCTGACCTTCCTGCAGCACCTGAAGACGTGGCCGGTGTTCGGTCGCGGTTGGTCTTGTCGCGTCGCGGAGGTCCGCTCGATCGGCCAGTCCTGGGCAACCGGCCTCACGCCGCGGACGGCGAGCTTCGTCGACGGCGGCCAGGCGAAAGGCTTTATCGAGGATGCCAAGGCTGCCTCATCGACCGCACCGGCCGATGCGGCAACCGGTGCCGGTGCCGGCGGGCTTGGCCTCTCCGGCTATCTGTACGATCTCCAGAACCAGCTTTCGCCGTTCTCCTACACCAGCGATTGGATCGGCAAGGTCGTCGTCATCTTGGCCGTCGCTAGCGCGCTGCTCGCAATCGGCGGTCTCGCCTGGCGCTGGTATGCGAACCGCAAGGCGAAGCGCCTCGCCGCGGCTCTCGGGGCGAAGGCGACGTAATGGAAAACCTCGCCTCGGTCTTTGCCGTGATCCTCGATCGCGCCCTGCGCTTAGGCGGAGCCGCAACCCTGGCTGTTATCGCCGGCTTCCTGATCTGGTTGCTGTTATGAGCGTTCTCATCAGCCTGCTTGTCGGCCGCCTCGGCACCTCGCGCCTGTTTGCGGGCGCTATCGCCTGGGCGGCCAGTGCGGCGCTCGTCTCCGGCGCCGCTTTCACCGTCTACGAACTGATCAAGCACCGCGGCGCCGAAGAGGTCCGCGCCAAGATCGAAAAGGATAATCAAGATGCGATCACAAAGGGCATTGATGCTCGCATGTCTTTTGACGACTGCATCGACACTGGCGGCGTGTACGACTTCCGCCGTCAGCGGTGCGCCGGCGCTGCGCTCGGCCATTGGTAGCAGCCTCGCCGGCGCGCAGGGCAAGACGATCACCGATCAGAATAAGATCGACAAGACGATGGCGCCAGGCTGCGCGATCGGCCTTTACACGCCGGCGGAATGCGACCGCCACACCAAGGCCAGCGCCGAGCGTCGAGCTGAACTGGGGAGGGGCGAATGAGTGACTTCAATGCGAACCTTGCCTTCTTGATCGCCGTCGTCAGCGCGGTGGCTGGCCTATGGTGGCGCATCGAGGCGTCTATCAAATCGGCTCGGGACGAGGTCAAAAAGGATGCGCGCGACGCACATGCCAGGGCAGACATGGCGATCGGCTCGGTATCGCTGCTTGCCGAGCAGCTTGCCGCGCACAAGCTGCACGTTGCCGAGACCTACATCACCAAGGCCGGCCTACGCGAATTCCGCGACGAGGTGATGACTGGTGTCCGCGACTTGAAGGGTAGCGTCTCGACGCTGCACGAGCGGATAGACCGTTTCATCGAGGGCGATAAGATCGGCCGAGTGCGCTCGTCGGCAGACTGACGGACCCTACAGTGACATCACGTTTTTTTGGTGCAGGTAGGTCGTGTAAAAGTCTCCTGCACGGACCAGCCCTTTCCAGTCGAGCGCTTTGAGCCTCGAGCCCGAGGTGGATATGAGGCCATCGCGGCGAAGTTCTTGAAGCACTCGGTTGACGTGAACGGTGGATAGCCCCACTGCGTCGCCCAGCACTGCCTGGCTTACTGGAAATTCCGCCACGTGGTCCTGAATTTGGCCGACTGCATGGAGACGGACGATGAGCTCACACAGGAGGTGAGCCATGCGAACATAGGCGTCCCGCCTTCCGACATTGGTGACCCACTCTCTATATATCGCTGCGTCGATCAGCGTTGAGCGCCAAAACAAGTTGGCGATGGAGGGGTGTTTGGCACAGATCGCGCGCAGCGCATCGTGGCGCATGAACCCCACTCTGGCGGGCGTGAGTGGTGCGAAGGTGCAATCCATAACCGAAAGATGAATTCCGTGGAGGTCCGGGATGTCTCCCGGAACAAAGATTGACGTGATCTGTCGCTTTCCCTCGCCGGTGATCTTCGCAGATGCCACCAGGCCGTCCAGAACAGCGAAGGAATGAGAGGGTCGGTCGCCCTCGCGCACGATATCCTCTCCTGTCCGGTAGTCGCGCTCCTGAACCGCGATACTCTCCAGAATCGCAATGTCGGCTTGAGTAAGGTCAGAGATGATCTGGAGCTTACGGATAATCAGGTCAGAGGAAGAACCCGGCAACACTGAGCTGATCGACATAAGCCCGAACCTCTATCGGGCCCCAATGTTCCCGTGCGGTGAGGATGGCTCTTTGACCCCCAGGTTGATTGCGCCTCAAGCCCCTAGCCATGGCCGAGTCCGACCGCTTGGAATGATTTTTGCTCATGACGAAGGAACACCTTTTAGGATCGCAGGTTGGGAGCCCGGCGGCACAGCTATGCTCCCCTCTGCTTCCAAAGTGCCGTCGTGTCGAAGGCCCGCCTGCAGGCGTGTCGGGCGGGCCCGCTTGGCAGGAGGAGAAAGCCATGGCTTCAGCAAGACTGGCGAAAGGCGCGTTCACACCTGTCGATGTTGAATTTCTTTGCCAGATTCTCGAACGCGGCTCAGTCGCAAAGGAAACTGCAGCGGAGCGAGAGCGCCGCGCTTTGCGGATCATTGCCAGCTATATGGCCGGCGTCACCGATGAAGGACAGCTGATTGAGCTTTCTCGCAAGCCGTTGGGACGATAGCAGTGAGTTATTTGCGGGCGGCCAAGCCGTTCGGGAAAGCCGAGGGGGCCCCGTCTGTCCAAGTCCTCCGACCCGTCCGGCAGCCCGGCATCCGGGAGGTACGTTTGGCGGACTACCAGTCGACGGATCGATTGGGCGATCCGATCCTTCAGGCGTCCTGCACAAGCGGTTCGTGTGCGGGCCTTTGATGCCAGATGACTTGGCGCAAGTCGCGCATAGCATCGGCTTGGCGCCACATGGTGGCACAGATGGAAATGATCGACCTCGCTCGCAAGCTCGCCCCGCGCCCGATTTCCGACAATCGGCGAGGCTAGATCACGGCCGTAGCTTTCTGGCCTCGCGCTCCACGGCTTTGCGGCTGTTGCCGTGCTGGCGGATCAATTCCCTGACTGCTCCAGGCGAAATCCGGTGCCGCTTGGCGAAGTATTCAATCTCGTACTCTTGATCCGCTGATACCCGGTCGCGATCGCCGCCGCGCTTGCTCTTGTCGTCTGCCATAGCGCATACCTCCTGAACTCGACCAACCGGATCACAAAGAAAATGTTCCGGGGCCGCGGAACACCTTGCATTCAACGAGGTTTGGGGCGCGGCGGCGCACCTCCCTCCCGATCCCCGTGCAGAGCCGCCAGCGGAGCCTCCCCTTCTCCGCAGGCCCGCTCCAATGGCATCAGGGGCGGGCCGTTCTTTCGCAGGGCGCTCGCGGAAGGCTGCCGGCGGGATCCGGTCAGGTCCGCTCGATGGAGCATTGGCCGGTACCTGTGCTACTGTGCAGCGATGGAACAGAAGACCATTGATCGGGCGATTGTCCTGCTCAAGCAGTATCGGGACATCCTTGTGGCGAGTTACGTGCCGATAGGCGCCGAGGGCGTTCCTGAACCAAAAACGCCTGAGCAAGCCGCGGATCCGTTGGAAATCGCCGCACTGGAAGATCTTGCGGCGCTTGATGCGGTGATCAAAGACATGTTGGCTTAGGTTCTGGAACACGACTATCATGGGCGGCGACGGACAACCACGCGGCAGCACAGATCGCTCAAGTCGGCTTGTCAACGAGTGGCGTCTTTCGCGTCGGCGGCTTGTAGGGCGTGACCAGCCTAACCGTGTCGGCATTCAAGGTGACGGGAATGCCCAGGTCGATTGTCACCTTGTCCTCATCCACCCGGGTGACGTCACCTCGCAGCCGATTTCCTGACCCTGTTTCACCTTCGCTGTTCGGTCGACGATGGAATGAGGCTGCCCGTATGACGGGATCGATACGCTGACCCGGTCTTCTGTGACTCGACGGCCCACTTTCGCGGTGATGGCGACCTCGTCGCCTATCTTCAAGCCCTTGGCCATACGCCTACAACTCTGACGCGGCAAATAGGTTCTCAAGCCTTCTCTAATGGAACCTACCGACGGACATTGGGTGCGGTCTCGCGGTGCGCGTTGCCAGGCGAGGCGCCGTTTGGGGGTATGTGGTGGCGTTCCCCGGAGCCCGTTCGGCCCTTCAGGCTGGCGGGCTTCTGGCCGTTTCGCGGATTGCCGAGGAGAAGCCAAGACGGGACTGCTGAATCCTGCTATGATCAGTCTGCAATGCCCCGCCGCGAAACCCCGTTGGAAATGGCGCAGCGCCACGTTCGAGAGGGCGCGGAACGCATAGCGCACCAGCGAGCGTTGATCGCCAGAATGGAAGTGCGTGGCCAATCCATAGGCGAAGCCGAACACCGGTTGCGGGAGTTTCAGGCGGCTCAACGCCAACACACCGACCACCTAAGGCGTCTCCGCGATAGCTAGCCGCCGGTTATGGAACCTTCGCCCGGATCCGGATCCACGGCCAGAGGAGACCTGAGGGCCGAGAGCAAGAAAGAGCACGACGAGCGCATCCAGGCGATGAAGGTTTTCGAGTGCGGTTCTCATGCGCGAACCGGTATGCTCGAGGCGCAGGCGCGCGAGCTCATCGACCTGATCGGCAACGACTCGAGCTCTCCACTTCGAGAGGCGCGTCTCCTAGCGAGAGAGATAGACGCGGGACAGCCAGGTGCTGTTCCTTCGCGGTGAGCACACGCTGCGCCATGCGACCTGCAGGACTTCGAGGAAGGAAGCTGACAGATAGCTTCTTCGTCAAACGGTTGTTGATGGAACTTTTTAACCGTCAACCGGTTCGAGCTTCACGGCGAGTGTTCTGGCGGCTGTTATGGCTGGGCCGCCCAAGCCACGCCGGGCGGGGAAAACGCCTCCCCCCGGAGCCCGTTTGACTTCCCAGGGCCGAGCGGGCTCTCCTATTCTCGAAAACATCGTCATTTGGTCCAACTAGGTCGCATCGGCCGGAGGGAACAATTCCATCAACCATCTCGTTGGGTGTCGCGGCGTGTGTCCCCGGCCAAGGTTCACCGCGCCGCGTGGGGGCATTTCCCCCGGAGCCCGTTCGGCCCCCCTCAGGCGAGCGGGCTCTTGTTTGCCGGGATGAGTGCCGGAACGGCCCGCGCGTGATGGCGTTAGGATCAATGGCGCTTACAGATGACATCCGCATGGTGCGCGGGCATGTTAGCCTGGGTAGACGGCACCTCGCTGAGCAGCGGGAGCGCATAGCCGAATTGGAACGGCTCGAACTGCCCATCGCCAAGGCGCTCGAATTCCTCGAACTTCTCGAAAGCATGCAGGAGCTTCACGAACTACACTTGTCGCGCTTGCTAGAGAGGGCGGCGTGGCACATAGCTTAGATACGGGCGCCCGGCCTGCCGAAGGGGTCGAGGAGACCTTGGGCGCACAGGCCGGGCTCTTACCCCGATGCCAACCGCGGCGGGGCAGAGATGCTTTATGCGCCACCGTTCAGTGGTAGGCATCCACGTTTTTAGTGGTAGCGAATGAAAAGCCCGCCGCGGCTAATTAGCGTAAGCGACGGGCTTTTTTAGGTTGCCACTGAGACGGCTACATTCCTGCCTTTGGTTAATGACTGAGGCTTAAATCCGTTCCACACTGGGACGTTCTGTGAGATAATGGCAGATGCCTTCCCGAGGGCGGCGCTCATGTCGTTGTCGCGTTGGAGTGGCGTCTACGGGCCCGCTGATCTGGACATGCACCAGCGGGTGTTTAACCGGTTGTGCGACGAGCGACGACTAGCCAAGAAGGATCGCGAACAGCGGGAATATTTGGCTAGGGAAATCCTCCAAGCTTTTGATGACGGCATCACCGACGAAGCTGACCTGCCACGAGTGCTTTCTAAGCGACGGAGAGCGTAGCGCGCCTGCGGCCTCGGATCATTCGCGTGGGAAAAAGTCAACGTTGGCTATGGCTGAACGCTTGTCTAGCTCGGCGGCTTTCTCGGCTAAGCCTCAGGTCGGCCCCAATTGGAACGGCTACACGCCCCAGAGAAGGTCCGACAAAAAGAGCCCTCACACCGGCAGGCTCTTTCAATGTGGTCGCAACGCTTTATGAAGAGCTTTCCAATGAACAGACACCGTTGAAACGATGTCGGGACTGCGAGCCTCGTCCAGGTCACCGCACTGTGCACTAATGCCTTCGGCCACGGTCACCTCGGGCTCACGCTCGCACCGATCACTGCCGGCTAGTCGGCAAGGTCCTTTCACGGAAAGCATCGCACGCCTTTGGCTCGTCCCGGTTCTAAACCCGACTGGGTAGTCGAAATCGCTAACCAGGCAACCGCCTGTTCGGTCGCGACAGGCGGTTTCTCTTGCGCACGCGAAACGACGTTCTTGAGGCTCCATGCAAAGGCTACCTGGTTTTGCGAGCTGCGGCGCCCGCCCGCGCCGGCGCCTCCTGGATGTTGGCGGCGCCGCCCATGTCACCATTCTTGGTGCGGCCGGCCCCCGGCCCTGCTCCAATATCGGCGCCCGTCATCGGATCGGAAGCCGGGTCCGAGAGTGTCCGCTCCGCCATATTGGCCGCGACCTTCTTGTCCTTGGCATTTAGCTTGACAGTCGCCATCCCGTCGCCGCCGTCGGCGGGCATCACCTCTTCGAGATTGTCGATGCGGTCCCATTCGCCTCCCGAGTTCCAGGGTCCCGTGGCGTCTCCTTCGCCCTGCGAGGTGTTGACGTACATGCTGGCATATTTCTCGATGCCCGGGAGTTTGCCCGTCGGGAAGTTGTTCTCTATCGCGTACAGCGCTTTCTCGAAGGACTTCTGGTGGGCGACTTCGCGCGTCATCAGAAAGCCGAGGGCATCCTTGATGCCGGGAT